GACCCAGATCCTGTCGATAGATGGATATTATTCTGTGAGAACGAGTTAACATTAACTAACGGTGATAAGCTCACGATGCTTGACACCTATAAGTTATGGGGCGAATGTCTCAGAGGCTGGTATTACTTCGTTGATCGACAGGTCTGGGAACCTTCTAAAAACGGCCGTTCCGGTCATTTCAAATGGAAACGAATCAAGAAACGACTCGTTAACAAGCAGTTTCTCATCCTCGGAAGAGGCGGAGCGAAATCGCTTTACGGCGAGTGCAATCACGCTTACGAGTTATGTTGCGATCCGACTACTACTCAGCAGGTCGCTGTTGCTCCGACTATGAATCAGGCTGATGAGATGCTTTCGCCGTTCCGTACCGCGATTGCCCGCTCAAGAGGCCCGCTGTTCAAGATGATGACGCGAGGCTCTATCCAGAATACTACTGGAAACAGAGCAAATCGCCCGATGCTTGTTCCAACAAAGAAGGGTATCGAGGTAACAGTCACGAATTCACTTCTCGAAGTTCGTCCGATGAGCATTCCGAAACTTCAGGGACGCCGAGACAAGTATGCCACATTTGATGAGTGGCTTTCTTGTCCGATTCGAGAAGATCCGATTAACGCGATCGAACAGGGTGCGAAGAAGAATCCGGACTGGTGGATTATCGCGATGTCGTCTGAGGGCACAGTCAGAAACGGTCCTGGCGACACAATCAAAATGGAGTTAATGGATATCCTGAGAGGTAATTATCCAAACCCGTATGTCTCCATTTGGTGGTATAAACTCGACAGCATCGACGAGGTTGGCAACCCGGATATGTGGGTTAAAGCCCAGCCAAATATCGGACAGACTGTTACGTATGACGATTATAAGAAAGAAGTAGAAAGAGCAGAGAAAGCGCCGTCCACGAGAAATGATATACTCGCTAAGAGGTTCGGAATCCCGATGGAAGGTTATACTTTCTACTTCCCATACGAAGAAACCCTTCCGCATCGTAAGCGAGAGTATTGGCAGATGCCGTGTTCAATGGGATGTGACCTGTCGCAGGGCGACGACTTCTGTGCGTTTACATTCATGTTCCCTCTTTCTCGAGGGGCGTTCGGCATCAAGACCAGAAACTACATAACATCGTTAACGATGTCGAAATTACACTCTTCAGCTCGTCAGCAGTATGAAGAGTTCATGAAAGAAGGAAGTCTGGTCGTACTCGAAGGTACTGTTCTCGACATGAACGACGTGTATGACGATTTGGAGAACCATATCGAGCATATGAATTATGACGTTCGATGCGTGGGATACGACCCCTACAATGCAAAAGACTTTATCGAGCGCTGGGCTCGTGATAATGGTCCGTTCGGAATCGAGAAAGTAATACAGGGTGCTAGAACAGAATCCGTTCCTCTTGGTGAGCTTAAGAAGCTTTCTGAGGAGCGGATGCTTTTGTTTGACGAGGAACTCATGAAGTACGCGATGGGTAACTGCATTACACTCGAGGACACTAACGGAAACCGAAAACTCTACAAACAAAGACGAGACGCTAAGATTGATGCTGTGGCCGCTATGATGGATGCCTTCGTAGCCTATAAGCTTAATCGCGATGCGTTCGATTGAGGTGATAAGAATGTCGATGAGAACATATGATGAGATGATCGCTAATCTCGGAAACATGGGTGAAACACTCATGCATTTCAACGAGAAGCATGACTCCAAAGGTAGATTCGCGAAGAAGAGTGGTGGCGGTGGTTCGTCGTCATCCTCGTCTTCCAAAAACATGGTCGGCCCGCAAAGAAAAGACCCGTTTCTTGGCGTATCCTTGGAATGGGTTGGTGATTCCCAGAGGTTCGGTATAGAAGAATTTGGAACCGAAACTGGCATGTCTCCGGAAGATATCGATTCTGTATATGCAAATCCGCCTGCTGGATGGGGAATTAACGACGTGTCAGAAGTTGTCGGCAGCGGTATAGCCTGGTCGATTAGAACGCTTGTCAGTTCATACATGGAGTCACCGGCATATTCCCATCTCATGAATGGTGAGTATCACACAGAACAAGAATTTCTGACCGGATCAGCCAAACTTGCAGACCGAGTATATGCCGATATGTGCAACATGTTCAAAAGTTCAGAGGTAATAAGCGAATATCTTAAATCTGACGAAGGAAAAGCAGAAGTAGTCGAAATCGTTGGCTCGCAGCTCGGAGAGTTATTCGCTAATCAAACAGCTCCTACGCCGCAAGAGACCTTGAATGCCAAGAAGCGTAAAAAGACATATCAGGATGCATCTCATAAGACCGAGTCTAAAGGCGTTAAACGTCGTGAAATTACCCGCGATGACGTAAAGAAAGAATATCCAGATCTCCCAGCAGTAGCTATCGATTCCATTTATAATTCACTTTCTGATAAGCATAAAAAAGTGAAAGGCGCAGCTGGCAACACAGATCGAGTAAAGCATGATGATATGCCGTCGGTTTTGGCGCATTTCAATTCGCATCACGATCCGAATACTGGTCAGTTTACTACCGCGAACGGATCGACCGGATCTTCGCAAAATAAAGTGTCTATCGGAAAAGCAGTAAAAAAAGGACTTAAAATTGGCGCTGCCACTGGCGCGAGCGTTGGTGGAGGTTCTGCTGTAGCTGCTACGATTTATGGAACTGCCGCTGCCGCCAAGATAATTGCTGAACTCGGCATGGCGAGTGTCGCATCTCCTGGAATAGTGGCTGCTTCTGGAGCCGGTATGGCGTTTCTGACGGGAGCAATGTCCGCTGGACTCGGCGCGGCTATTTTGGCTCCCGGTGGTGCATTGGTTGGTCTCGGTGTTGGCGCAGCAGCCAAGGGTATACAGGCATACAAGAATCACAAGGCTAAGAAAGTACAATCGGAGGTATCTGCATGAGAACCTATGAAGAACTTCTCGCGGCTCAGACTGAGCTTGCGCATTTCAATCCAAACCATGACCCCAGAAACGGTCAGTTTACTAAGAACGGAAGCGGAAGAACTTACGGCAGTGTGTCAGATGTCGCAGTCAAAGCGGCTTCTGATAAAAAAGCGCAAATTAGGAACACAGCAGTACGTGCGAAGCGAGTGCCCGAACGTGTTGCCAAGGTCCAAAGGATCGGTGCTTTTACAGCAGCTGGTGCAGCTGCCGGAGCGAGTATTGCTTTGGGACTTATGACCGGCGGTTTCGGCGCATTACCAATGGCTGCGGTTGCAGCAAGCAAAGCTGTTCTTACTGGTTCTGCATTGTTCGGAACGTATTTCGGTGGTATTGCAGGACTCGGTGTAGGTATCGCGAAAGAAGAAATATCTGATTATCTTAAAGGAAAAGGAGCGGACAAGGAAGATTGGGATCGTTATATCCGGAGTAATACAAATTATGACCGACTCCTGTAATCGAGGTGATATTTCAAAATGGAATCTAATTTCAGTATCGGATCCTGGCTGAAACATGCCTGGAACGCCTTTACGAGTCGGAGTCCGACAAAGAAATACACAGATCTCGGAACCGGGTGGTCTTATCGTCCTGACCGCGTCCGATTAAGTCGCGGAAATGACCGATCTATCGTCACCGCGATTTATAACAGAATCGCTCTTGATGTTGCTCAGAACGATATTAAGCATGTGCTGACAGATGCCGATGGTCGATATCTCGAGACCAAAAACAGCTGCCTGAATACCTGTCTGACGCTGGAAGCAAACAAAGACCAGACAGCACGGGCATTTATTCAAGACGTAGTTCTTTCGATGTTTGACGAAGGTTACGTCGCTATTGTCCCGATTGATACCGATGATGAACCAAAAGATGCCGATATGTCGATCGATATCGAGTCGATGCGAACCGGAAAAATTATAGAGTGGTTTTCTGATTACGTTCGCGTCGAGGTCTACAACGACCGAAAGTCGATCTACGAACAGCTCGACTTCCCGAAGAAAGCGGTTGCGATTATCGAGAATCCGATGTATGCCGTGATGAATGAACCGAGTTCAACGCTCAAACGACTCGTTCGTAAACTGGCGCTTCTCGATACAATCGACGATCGGAATGCATCTGGAAAGCTGGATCTTATCATCCAGTTACCCTATGCTACCCGCTCCGATATGGCAAAAGACAGAGCGGAAAAACGAAGAAAACAGCTTGAGGATCAGCTAGTAAGTAATCCTTACGGTGTCGCTTACTCTGATGCTTCGGAGAAGATCATTCAGCTTAATCGTCCGATAGAGAACAACCTGATGAGTCAGATTGAGTATCTAACAAGCATGCTATACAGCCAGCTAGGTCTCACTCAGGCAATTCTGGACGGCTCTGCGGATGAGAAGGCAATGGTCAACTACTACAACCGAACAATCGAACCGATTCTCTCTGCTATTACTGTGGAACTGACCCGCAAATTCCTTAGCAAAAATGCTAGAACTCGCGGTCACGCAATCAAGTTCTTCCACGATCCGTTCAAGCTTATTACGGTCGAACAGCTTGCTGATCTGTCTGATAAGCTCATTCGCGGCGAAATCGCAACTCCGAATGAGATGCGCCAGGCGGCAGGTATGAAACCGTCTAAGGATCCGAAATCGGATGAACTCCGTAACCGGAACCTGAATGAAACAGCTCCAAAAGAAGAGTCCACAGCTGACTCTGGAACGAAGACGAACGCTCTTGAGAGCTTAGCCTCTGGTCCGTGATAGCTGAAATAATAAAAGGAGGAATAAATTCAAAATGGCAAATCTCGTTGTCAACGGCGTGACATATGATTGTGCCGGCTGGGCTACTAAGAATGATCTCAGATGCTCTGACGGTCGAATCATTCGTCGTGATGCATTTGCCGCACAGGATGGTACAACCGTTCCGCTCTGTTTCGGTCACAATCACGATGATGTATTCCACATTCTCGGTCACGCTCTTTTGAAGAACGAGCCGGAAGGTGTACGAGCTTATTGCAAGTTCAACAACAGTGAGCAGGGTCTCGCGGCAAAAGAAGCAGTCCGCAATCGTGACCTTAATTCCCTGTCCATCTATGCCGGCCACCTGAAGCACAACGGCGCTGATGTCATGCACGGCAAGATCGTGGAGGTTTCTCTCGTTCTGGCTGGTGCAAATCCGGGCGCCAAAATCGAAGATGTCTTCGCTCACGGCGATGATGAGGATGATGGCGGCGTAATCACGACCGGCGAATATCTCGAACTCGCACATGAGGAAACGGTCGAAGATAAGACCGAAGACACCGTTGAGAGTACGACCGAGGAAAAAACTGAACCGGTTGAAGAACCGAAGGAGGAAAATATGACCCTCGAACACGAAGATAAGAAGGTCGAAGAAAAGAAGACCGAAGACGAAAAGCCCGCAGAGGGCAAGACCGTAAAGGATGTCTTTGATTCGATGACTGAAGAGCAGAAGACGCTCATGGCCGCCGCTATCGGCACCGCAGTTGAAGAGGCTCTTGAAGAAGAGCGCGAAAAGAATTCCAAGAAGAAAGAGGAGGAAGATACTGTGAAGCACAATGCATTTGAAGACGCTGCAACTCAGCGCGCAGACGTACTGTCCCACGAGGATGGCGCCGAAATCATCAAGCTCGCAAAGAACAGCTCTGTCGGCTCCCTGAAGACCGCAATGGAGATCTTTGCACAGAACAACGAAGACGTTCTCGCTCATGGCTGGGACGATGAGACCATGGGTTATCTGTTCCCGGACTACAAGGATGTTCGCCCGGGTGCTCCGGAAGTCATCACCAGAGATCAGGGCTGGGTTACCGCAGTTCTGAATGGTGTCCGTAAGAGCCCGTTCAGCCGTATCCGCACACGTCAGACCGATATCCGTGATCTGGAGAACACCGGCGAGCCGAGAGCTAAGGGTTATAACCGCTCCAAGAACAGCGGCAAGAAGACCAACGTCGGCAACTTCAAGCTTCTGAACAGAACCACTGATCCGCAGACCGTTTACGTGCTGGATGAGATCCCGCGTGACAGCGTTATCGACATCACCGATTTCGATATCATCAAGTATCAGTATGACATCCTGAAGCTCCTCCTGAACGAAGAGCTCGCATGCGCAATCATGGTCGGTGACGATCGCGATGACAACGATGCACACAAGATCCATGAGGATCACATCCGTCCGATCTGGCTGG